AAAATGACGCACTACATAAACGTATCGTAGAACCTTTAAGAAGGAAAATTCTACCATTCGTGATATCCACAATCCTTACCAATATTGTGATGTTTATTCTTTTGGCGTACCTTGTTCGACGTCTATCTCTTCTTCCTCTTCAATCTCAACTTCTTCCTCCTCTTCTTCCTCTTCCTCTTCCTCCTCATTAACGGTTAACATTCTACCAATTTTATCAAATGGAGTATCTTGAGTAATAGCTCTTATAGGTTCAATAGTCTTTGGTGGTTTTAGGAAAGGGATTGGACGCACATTCAAGATTTCAGGTTTTGTGAAAATACCATCTATAGGGTAATCCTTCTCGAAATTGAGTAGAATGTGCTTGGGAATAGCTGGTGATTGTTCTAGTAGACTATCGTATGTAGTTTTACATTCTTCCACAAATTTAAGACCCTCTTTTCTACGTTCATCACGAGGTAAAGCTAATTGTAACCTAATGTTACGTGAGAGACTTCCGTGACCTAACGCAGCAGTTCGATGATTTTCCATCAGCTCGTTTATCTTAAGGAATTGCATAATAGTGGCTATGAGACCGGCAATGAGGTTCAAACCTCCAATTATAGATGGTGCCGCAGGTCTTATACTTTCCGGTAATGTACTTTGAGCAAAGTTAGCCGTTCCTGTTATTGTTGAAAGTACAATAACCGGTAAATTAAAACGTAGACTCATCTTCTTAAATAATAAGAAAGCCCTGTGGTGCATATAGCGATAACACGCAGAGGACTCACCCCACTGGCGAAGTATATTCTCGTGGTATTCATTCCACATCTCTTCCATATTAATTTCTTCGCTCATCTTATATTAAGGATGAATATTATATTTCTGATTCATCTTATTTTTCTTATAGCTATCCTAGTTGTACCCTTTACCAATGACAGGAGAAGTTTAGAATTTTACTCAATTTTAATTCCATTCATTTTTTACCATTGGTCAGTCAACGATGATACATGTGCCTTAACACAAGCAGAAATGTATCTAACTGGGCAAGCAAAGGAAGAGACCTTTATGGGAAGGGTCGTGGGTCCAATTTATAAGATGGAGGAGAATGAGGTCAATCATCTTACAAAAACTGTGTTCTTTGTCCTTTGGGGTATAGTTCAGTATCGCCTAGGTCACTTTGATAATATGATCAGAGATGTATTCAAGGTTTGGGATGGTAAGAAGATTACATTTGGAAAGGTATAGTTACTTACCGTTCTTAATTAGCTCACGGACACGCTTTACAAACTCTTTGTTACGTTTGATTTTGGGATCCGCTTTAATAATACGGAGAAGAGCCGCAGAAGGTATCCTAGGTGAATTACCCTTGGGTTTAGGAGTCGCCTTTAACTTTTTACGCGCATCCTGAAGTTGCTTAGCACTCGGCATTTATTATGTGCACAGATTATTTTCAAAATAAATTGTCCACATCATATAATGGATACCAAAATTGAAGAAGAAATTGGTCGTCTCGAGAAGATAGTAGAGGAAAAATTCAACATATTTAACGAAGAAAAGAACGTGGTTTCTGTGAAGATACATGAGATCCAAAAGGATATTGATCAGGGGCGATCCAAAACTCCCCGTGTCGAACTTTATAAACAGCAAGATGATCTCAAAAAGGAAATCAAAAGCTTAACACACTCGTTTATGAGTGACCGTGATTCAATTTACTCTAAAATAACTCGTCTCGAGGAAACAAAAAAGAAGATTGAAGATAATATTCGCCTCGGTAAAGAGTCAATTGATCATAACCTGAAAAATATTCAAGATTTCATTGATCGTGGAAACACCAATGAAATGTTTGTGGCGATGGAAGCCATCAAGAATTCAATCATTATTATGAATAATGAACTCAAGTCGTTAAAGAAGGTGGACGATACCTAAAACGATCGAATATATGGGTTGTACAATGGAAGTTGTCATACATGATCATACACATGGCATCAGCTATATCATGCTTCCTTTCATACGGAATTTCTTCACTTAAAAATTTTTGGGCTAGTGATACAGTCCGTTCTTTACGTTCTTCGTAGTCTAAGTGTCTTATACCAAAATGTTTATGCATGCTCACAGGTGAAATAAGTTTAACCTTATCTTTGAACATGTAATGTAAAAGAATTTCAATATTCGTAAATCCACCCGGGGGTTGTCTTTCAATTAGTATCTTCTCAGCCGCATCAAATAGATGTTGATGATCCTCTACAAATAAAGGAACTAGGTCCACAAAGTCATTGGTCTTTAGATACTTATAGTCTTCCAAACTTACCTTTTTCATATATTCAACTACAATCTTCGGTCCAGTTAAAGACTCAGCTAAGACTAAACCCATATTGTGATACCCGATGTCTATCGCTAGTATCTTCATACCTTTATCGGAAAGATTTTCCTTAACTATAATAAATGAAGAACAAGACGAAAACTCACATGCTTTCGGGTATCCTCATTGCGTTAGTACTTGCTCTCGTTTACATGTGGTATAATCCCAGGGTTGTGAAAGTTCCGACACAACCTCAACTTCCATTAACACCTCGTCCAGTGAGCGTGCGTCGTGAACCAGAGTTTAGAGGACCACCCATTAAAAAGTATAAACCTGGACAAATGCAACAAATGGGAATATTGACGGGTCCAGGTGAAACCACTATGCCATTATATGGTAAAGAGGTTCGTGGTAGACGTGATAGGTATCATTACTACACGACTACACCTGGTCAACAAATCTATCCAGTTCCAGTAAGTCACAATGCTAGGGACTGCATGGAGGATATAGGGTGTCAGGAACTATACGGAAATGAAACAGTCTCAATAACTGGTAAGACTGGTTCATTTGGAGTTAAGATGTATCGTACCGATAACTTTTTCTAACTTACTTTTTGTTACCCAATTTCCTCGCCTGACCCAATAATTTTAGGGTTGAACAACAGCAACAACAGCATAATATCAACATGCCCGGGAAAAACCAGGGTGGAAATGGAATTGGGAATCCTGGGTGCATATCATAGAACTGCTTACCCCAGTAAATAAGGATCATTGTGAACATACAGCTGACAGACATCATGAATGATGAAACCTGTTTGAACTTACCCTTGTTTGATACATCAGGGATTGGACTGATGAAGAACCAAAGAGAAGATACCGCAGCACCCATCGCGAGTGATTTAATGTAGTCTGAGATTTTATTCCCGTATCTGGTAATATGTCTTGATACCAGCCACACCATGTAATAGATACTGTATAGTTCTAATAGCACCTGAGCAAGTTGAACACGCACAGCATGCTAAGGCTATTTTTGGTAACGAGCCATCCATTTCAGCTAAATATGTCATCAGTATTATTGAAAATACTACACCAGCTGAAGTAGATGAAGCACTAGATAACGCTACCGTATTCATCGTATACAGTATTAACAGAAATTGTTTTCTAAATTCCGAAATGTAATCATATCAAATTCTCTATGCTGGAGATTTGAACCTATACGCAACTTAGATTTGATACGTAAAAGTTCCTTAATTGTCTCATCATCCAGATTTTTGAAAAATTGTATCTTGGCTTCCATATCATCGAGCTCGTTATGTTCCTTACGAGCTTGTACATAGGGCCACGTATGTTTTCTCAAAGATGAAACCTCACTCTCAAGTTGACGTATTCTAGGGAGGAGTACACGATTAATCATAACCTTTAGTTCAAAAACATCACTCATCTTGATAACTCAGGGTTTACTATCTTTATACTGAGATATTCAGGGGAAAGAGATTTTATGTTGACCTATAGTAATATGCAGTACAAAGAGCTGAAGGAAAAAGCCAAGAAGGCGGGTGTGCGAGTTACCAAGGATGTCCGTGGAAAGCGGGTCAAACTTACTGCTAAAGAACTCCGCGCCAAAATTAGATTGAATTTTGAGAATAGTGTCAAAAATGCTCAGCAAGTTATTCGGGTGTGCAGAACTATTGTGGGTCCAGGTCCTCAAATGACAATGCGTCCCAGTGGTGTACCCCCTCCCCCACCTCCTCCACCACCTACCCAAATAGTTCCCAGGAAACCCCCTGTAAATGCCAAACGTGCGGCACTTATGGCTGAATTGAAAAATGTTTTGAAAAAAA